CATGACACCACCAATCCCATTGGCCGCGCACAATCCTTCCAACAATCAACCACGGAGATTCGTGGACAGTTCAAGATTTCAGCATCGGCCAAAGGCACCGATTATTTGATTCTCGCATCTGAGGATTTGATTGGTGGCCTCTCTGTCGGTGTTGATGTCATCGCATCCAAGCCCGGCAAAGACGGCGTTCTCTATGTCCAAAAGGCCGTTCTCAAAGAAGTTTCTTTGGTGGAATCTCCAGCATTTAAAGATGCTGTTGTCACCAAAGTCGCAGCCAGCGAAAGTGAAGCTGCAAGTCCATCCGAAACCCCAACCGAAAGTGAGGCAACCGTGTCTACAGTAGACGCTCCAGCCGCAACACCAGAGGCCACGCCAGCTGCACCTGTAGAAGCTGCACCAGCGGTTGAAGCCTCACGCCCAACGATTAAGGCCGCTGCGCCTTACATCTCCCAAACAGTGCGCCACGGAATCACATCTGTCGGCCGCTACACAGAGCACAAAATCAAAGCTGCCCTTGGCAACGAAGATTCAAAGCTCTGGATTTCAGCATCGGAAGATCCTGCAAACTACTTGACCGCTGCCAACGATTCCTTCACCACCAACCCAGCGTTCAATCCCATTCAATATTTCAAAGAGTTTGTTGATAACACCAACTTTGGCCGACCAGCCATCGATGCTGTCAGCAAGGGTCAACTGCCAACTTCCGGCATGACCTTCCAAGTTCCATCACTGTCGGTTGCTCCAACAGTTGCTGAAACTGCTGAAGGTGCAGCTCCTAGCGCCACTCAGATGACCTCTGCTTACCTGACTGGCACAGTCAAGAAGTACAGCGGCATGAACACCCTGTCTCTAGAACTCCTAGAGCGTTCTGACCCAATCTTCTATGACGAGTTAGCAATCCAATTGCAACGCGCCTACCTCAAGGCAACTGATTCTGCACTCATCGCAGCATTGGTCGCTGGCGGTACTCAAGCAACCATCACAGCTGCAACCAGCGCAGGAGTTATCTCCTATGTCTCCACAGAAGCACCTGCCGCCTATGCAGCCACTTCTTACTTCGCTAAGAACATGGTTGCTGGCATTGGAATGTGGACATTGCTCCTCGGTGCTGTTGATAGCACTGGCCGCCCTATCTACAACGCCTCAAACCCAATGAACAACGCAGGTGACACATCAGTTGGTTCCATCAAGGGCAATGTCCTTGGTCTGGATCTCTATGTTGACCACTTGGCAGTTTCCACAGTCATTGATGACTGCGCCTTCATCATCGCACCAGAGACAGTTACATGGTACGAATCTCCAACCACATGGTTCTCGGTGAACCTTGTCGGAACTGGCGAAGTCCAGACAAGCCTCAACGGTTATGGCGCTGCCCTTGTTAAGCAAGGTGCTGGCATCCGCCGTTTCAATGTGGCCTAATAACTAGAACCCGATGGGTGTTGTTCGCCCTTCACTCATCGGCCTGATTGGAAAGGAATAGAGTGTGTCTGCTACCTATGTGACGACTGCTGAACTCAAGGCAAACTTGGGTATCGGCACGCTCTATTCCGACACCATCGTGGAGGAGGTCTGCCAATCAGCAGAGAACCTTCTGAACTCGATGCTCTGGTTCAACTCTTACCCGGTGGTCGGCGTTGGCATCTATAGCAACATTGCCACAGCTGTTATCTCATCACCATCTGATTTTGTAGCCGGACAAACAGTAACTTTGAGTGGATGCGGTACGCCCTACAACGGCGCTGTGACCATCACCAGCACCTACCCCTATTCTCCCAACTCGACACAGATGCCTAACTTCTTCTCTTTCCCTTTCAGCTACAACACATTCCCTAAGGGCTATTCATTAATCCAATTCGCTCTCACTCATGCTGATGATGCGTATCACCTGATTGTCCCTTACGGCAAAGTTGCAGGCGTTGATTACAAAGACACCTCCTATGCCTCAACTCCAGAAGTGCGCGAAGCAGCGATGATGCTCGCTGTTGATATTTGGCAAGCACGCCAACAATCTTCCGCTGGCGGAGTGTCCCCTGACTTCTCACCTAGCCCCTACCGCATGGGCAACACCTTGATTGCCCGAGTACGCGGCCTCATTGCTCCCTACATGTCACCGCGAAGCATGGTCGGATGATGAGTACACCGGCACTCACCACTCTGCGCTCCACCGTAGCTACTGCGTTGACCAATAGTGGCGTGTGGCAGGTGTTTTCCTTTCCGCCTGCCTCACCCATAGCCAACTCCATCATCGTCTCACCTGATGACCCCTACATCGAGCCAACGAATAACAACATTCAACTTGATGCCCAAGCCAATCTTCGTCTGACCATGGTGGTGCCGCTGTTCGACAATCAAGGCAACTTGGCAGACCTTGAATCAATGATCTTGCAGATGTTCACAAAACTATCTGCGAGCGGCCTCTCCTTCCGGGTGAGCGCCGTCAGTGCACCGACTACTACTGCACCTGACATGGGGCAGATGTTGATGTGCGATGTCCACCTATCCATTCTCACCAGTTGGAGTTAATCATGGCTGAACTTTCACCAGAGGATCGGGCTTTTCTCGTCAAGATCGGCCAGATTCCAGCAGACGAAGTAGCAGTAACACCACCAGCGCCAACAACGAAAGAAGAGGTAAATCCAGATGGCGATCTTTCTTAATAACAATGTTGGCGTAAAAATCGCCACAGTTGATCTCAGCGACCATGTCTCTGCAGTAACCATCAACCGTCAATTTGATGAGCTTGAAGTTACTGCCATGGGCGATACCGGGCACAAGTTCGTCAAGGGCTTGGAATCCTCCACTATCACCATTGATTTCTTCAATGACGATGTTGCATCTCAAGTTTTGGCTACCCTGCAAGGCGCATGGGGAACCTCTACTGCTTTCTCCATCATTCAGACCAAGGGCACTGCAGTCTCTGCAACCAACCCAACTTACAGCGGCTTTGTCTTGGTCAATAAGACCACCGATATTGCTGGCTCTGTAGCTGAACTGGGTAAGCAATCCATCACCTTCACCGTGAACGGTGCCATCACTGTTTCACCATCGATAGCCTTCTAAGGAGAACTTCATGGCGGCAATACTTAAAGTCACAAGGGCGGATGGGTCGGTCTCGGAATACAAGATCACCCCAGGAGTTAAGTACGCCTTTGAAAAGGTACGAAATAAAGGCTGGATTGAGGCATGGGGCGAGAAGCAACTGCAAGGTGACTTGTACTGGCTCGCTTGGGAATGTCAGCGCCGTAATGGTGAGACAGTTCCGCTGAGCCTCGATGAGTATGTAAACACCCTTGAAGATGTTGAGGCCGTACTAGCCCCAAACGCGTAGCGCGCAATTCCTTCTTTCGTGAGATTGCTCTTCTCTCATTAAAGACAGGGATTGCGCCAAGCGAGTGGTTAGCAATGGATTCAGAACTCTATGAGCAATTCATAGACATTCTTCAAGAACAGGCAAGGAAGGAGGAAGCAGATCGTGCCCGTGGAAATCAAAGGAATCGTTGAGTTCAAAAAGGCGCTGCATCAATTCGCTCCCGACCTTGAGAAAGAACTCAACCATGAGATTCGCGCAGCTCTTCAGCCGATAGTCAAGACTGCTCGCTCGTATGCCCTTGCCGATATTCCCGGTCTTTCCAAGTGGAAGGGCACAGGAGGCAAGAAGATAACTGCCTCGACCTCAATGTTTCGCCAAGGTTCTTTTCCTCTCTACAGCCCTGACAAGGCTCGCGCTGGTATCAAATACAGTGTTGGCAATACCAAGAAGAATTACAACGGATTCGTCACTGCTTACTCCATCAAGAACACCAGCGCCTCAGGTGCCATCTATGAGACTGCTGGTCGTAAGAACCCCAGTGGACAGCCGCCTGCACCACCACATACCGCTGGCAAGAATTACTCACACTCCAACAACCCCAGCGCTGGATTGCACTTCATTAACTCTTTGGGGCAGATGAAAGGCACCGGAAAGATGCGTGGCCGTCTCATCTTTCGCGCATGGGAAGAAGATCATGGCAGAGCACTAGGGCATGCTGTTAAAGCCATTGAAAAGACATCAACGATATTCAAGAAGCGCATGGATGTTTATTCGGTCTTTAGGAGCGCAGCATGAAATCTAATGACCTTCTTATCAACATCATCACAGAACTCAAAGGCACACAGAACCTCAAACAAGGTGAGAAGCAGATTGGTCTACTAGAGGCATCTGCCAAAAAACTGGGCCACACACTTGCCTCAGTTTTTGCTGTTGGCGCTGTCGTTGCCTTTGGTAAGGCATCACTGACTGCCTTCATGGAAGATAACAAACAAGCTGCCATTCTTAACCAGACACTCAAGAATCTAGGCCAAGGTTACGCAGCTCTTTCAGCCAATGATTATCTGACCAAACTTTCTGAGCAGACAGGTATTGTCAAAGATAACTTGCTTCCGGCGTATGACACTTTGGCGCGATCGACCAAAGATGCCGCGAAAGCGCAAGAACTTCTCAACCTTGCAGTAGATGTTTCAGCAGGTACAGGCAAAGACCTAGGCGCGGTCTCCAGCGCACTTGCCAAGTCTTATGGTGGAAACACAGCAGCCCTTGGTCGTTTGGCAACTGGTATTTCTCAAGCAGACCTCAAGTCAAAAGACTTCAAACTTATTCAAGATCGTCTGACCCAACTATTTAAAGGCGATGCTAAGACCGCGGCCGATACCTATGCAGGTTCTGTTGATCGTCTCAAAGCCTCATTCCATGAGATGCAAGTGGAAATTGGCCAAGGCCTTACTCAAGCCTTCATCAATCTTGCAGGAGCAGGCGGCGGAATAGATAACGCTCAATCAGCCATGCAAACCTTTGGTGATGTTGTCAGCCAAGAACTTGCTGGACTAGGCGCTGGTGTCGCACAGCTCGGCAAAGACATCCTTAAGATTCCCGGATTAGGTGCACTTCTAAAGAAGTCAGCTGAAGGCTGGGATAGCGTTCTAGGAATCACGGATGCAATACAAGCTGACAAGATGGCTGCCTTTGATGAGCGTATGCGCCAAGGCACCAAGGCTGTTGAGCAGTTCTACAAAGACCAAGCAAGACAGTTGAAAATTGCCAAAGAAATTGCAGCCCAAGAAAAAGCTGCAGCTGATGCGAAGGCTAAGGCCGATGCAGCTGCCAAGAAAGCCAAGGCAGAACAGTTAGCCCTAGAGAAAGCATCTGCCGCACTCAAAATGGCTTCCAAGGTCACCGACCTCAGCCAGATTGAAATCCAAGCTGCACTCCAAGGCAAAATCAGCGATGACGAGAAGAACCGTTTGCTTCTTCAACGCGCACTTCTCGATAACAACGCATCCGCTGCCACTCTCCTAGCCGAGAAAGTATTGCTAGCCAATGGCCTTGTCATGGATGTCAACGGAAACATCTTGAAGTTGGGCACAGCCAAAGACCCCTTCGCTGGATTCCCTGACGATGTCAAAGCTGCACTGGAAAAGATTGCCAAAGTACAAGAGGCCATCAACGCACTCAAAGGTAAGACCGTCACTATTACGGTGAACACAGTTACCACGGGGACATCGGGAACAGTCACCTTGCCAGATGGATCCAAAGTAAATCCTTCATTACTTCCACCGGGTTGGGATGGCTCTTCTGGCTCCCCTACCAATCCCAGTGGCAACACCGATTGGCTGGCTGGTCTGAACTCTTCTCAGAGCGGTGGTCAGGTTCCCGGTGGCGGTGCACAGCCCATGTCAGCCTCTAGCGCCCCTACCGTGAACATCTACAACAACGGCTCTGTCATCTATGACAAAGACTTAGCACAGCAAGTCCAAGATGCAATCAACAACAATACGGCCAGCGGCAATCAAAGTTTCTCTAGGTTGGGTCGAGTACTAACGGCAATTCAATGAGCGCCTACCCAGTACAGCTGATAGTCACCTTTGACTTCTCCTCAGGCGCTACTTTCGGTTACCCCTTCACTCTTAATGACCCGACCAATGGAGTACTGGGAACCAGCACGCTAGGCAACGGCGCCAGCACGATTGTGGACATCTCCGCACAGGTATCCCAAATCAACACCAGAGGCGGCTATGACCTCTTGCAAGACCAATTTCAGGCAGGTTCAGCGGTGGTGCGAGTAATTGATACCGATGGCAGATGGAATCCTCAGAATGTCACCAGCCCCTATTACGGCCTACTCACGCCCCTTCGTAAAATTCGTATCGCCGCCAAGTATCTTGGCACGCTCTACTACCTTGGCTCTTTCTACACACAGGCTTACAACTACACCTACCCAACCAATCAAACTTTGGGCTATGTAGACATTGCCTGCTCGGATGCTTTCCGCCTCTTTAACCTTGCCATCATCTCCACCGTTACTGGTGCTGTCAGTGGTGAATCAACAGGCACTCGCGTAGGTCGCATCTTGGATCAGGTTGGATTCCCTACCTCGATGCGCTCTATCGACACTGGTGACAGCCTCGTTCAAGCAGACCCTGCCACCACCAGAACCAGCCTTGGAGCCTTGAAGAATGTGGAGTTCAGCGAGCAGGGTGCTTTCTATATCAACTCTCTGGGCAATGCTGTCTTTCGTTCTCGCTCATGGATCATCAAACAATCAGGTGCCAACCCAACCATCTTTGACCAGAGCGGCAACATCTCCTACAAGAACATCACCTTTGCCTTTGATGACAAGCTCATCATCAACCAAGCCACGATTCAGACCGTTACCGGGGCAGCACAGACCTTCTCTGATTCCCAGTCGATTGCTACCTACTTTCCACACTCCATCACCCAGCAGAACCTTGTTGCCTATGACGATGCCACGGCCATGAACATCGCACGCGAGTATGTGACCACACGCAAAGCCACCACCATTCGCATCGATTCCATCACCTTGGATTTGACCACGCCGAACTATGACCTTGGCATCAAGGCAGCCCTTGGCCTCGATTATTTCAACACCGCCCAGATTTCCAATATCCAGCCCGGCGGCTCTGTGCTGACCAAGACCCTGCAAATCATGGGAATCCAGCATGACATCACGCCGAAATCATGGCTGACGACATTTACCACTTCTGAGCCAATCAATGATGGCTTTATTTTAAACTCGACACTATACGGGGTGCTTGACACAAGCACGCTGGCGTACTAAGGAGAATCAGATGGCAGTTTCATGGCCAGTTAAAACAAACTGGAATACCGGCGATGTTTTACTTGCCGCCGACCTTGATAACTTGGCGCTGGGAGTAGAGCAACTAGATCCGACCTCAGCTACTGATGGACAGGTTCTTACCCGTGATAACGCCACTGCTGGCAAAATCAAATGGGCAACACCAGCATCGACTTCAGCAGTCAACCAAAACGCTCTCCTCAATGCCGACTTCCTCATCAACCAACGCAACTTCACATCTAATACAACAACGGGCACTTATAACTTCGACCGCTGGTTACAGACAAACTCTGGTGGTACCTGCACCGTTACACCGCAAACCTTTACTCCTGGCGCAGCACCTCTCTCGGGCGTTGAAGGTCGCACTTTCGTTCAGATGATTACCGCTGGTCAATCCATTGCAGGTGATTACGCCTATCTCACTCAGCGCATTGAAGATGTCACACGCTTTGCTGGACAATCGGTAACCATCTCTTTCTACGCCAAAGCCAATACCGGCACACCATCTATCGGCGTAGAAGTCAACCAAAACTTTGGTTCTGGTGGCGCGCCTTCTGCCTCAGTTTCCACACCAGTAGGTGCCAAGGTTCTCTCTACCTCTTGGGCGCGCTACACAGCCACTGTCACCGTTCCTTCCATTTCAGGTAAGACGCTAGGAACAACGGCGAACACTTCCTACCTCGAACTCAATCTGTGGATTTCATCAGGTGCAACGAACGCCACACGCGCCTCATCTATTGGTATCCAAAACGCCACCTTCTCCATCTGGGGCGTGAAGGTAGAGGCTGGTTCTACCGCTTCTGCGTTCTCAACTAATACTGGTTCCTTGCAAGGAGAACTCGCTGCTTGCCAACGGTATTATTACCGGCAGACGGCAGCCAGTGGTCAAAACATATTTGGCACTGGTGTGAATAGCACCACCAGCGCGTGCGATACCACCATGCGCTATCCATCCATCATGCGCGCAGCCCCAACGCTAGAAACAGACGGAACAGCAGCACATTACGGTGTTTTGGCAGGTGGTTCGGGTTCCAACTGCAACGCTGTGCCTTCCATCATATTTGCAGCAGAAACTAGCGCGATTGGTGTGCGCTTTGGCATGGCTGCCAGTCTCACCGCTGGCAACGCGTCTATTGGATACATCAGCGCTATTGGTGCTTACCTCGGATTCAACGCAGAACTCTAAGGAGAAAAATGCCTACTTATTCTGTTACCTCAACCGACTTTGGTGATGTCATTGTCCAGCGCGTCAATGATGACGGGACTATAGATTCCATTCCTTCCGACCCTGCCAATAAGGACTATCTCGAATACTTGGCGCAGAAGAAATGACAGTCCTCTTCAGCCAGAACGGTTGGGTGGCATCAGCTGACAAGTCAGTGATCCATGTGAAGAACTTCCAAGTTCCCGGTGCCAATCGTCACTTTTCCTGTGCTGAAACTGCTGCACCTATCCTCATCAACTTCGCTGCTGAATATCACAAACTGGTAGAGCTTATTGATGTTGGAACCTACGATGACTGGGGTTACAACTTTGCTGTCATTCCTAATCAGAAGGATTACAGCAATCACGCCTCAGGCACGGCTCTCGACATCAATGCCACCAAGCACCAATGGAAGGCTGCCACATCAGGATTCACCCCAGAGAAGGAAACCATCATCGATGGCCTCTGCACCAAGTATGGAATCCGCTGGGGTTGGCGTTACAAGTATGGATTCAAAGACCCCATGCACTTTGAAATTGTGGAAACACCAGCCACCACTGTTCTGAGGATTAAGAAAATGCAACTACCGATGCCTAAGGAGAGTTAGATGAAAATCAAAGTAACGAAGGCGATGCTCGTTTCCTATGCACGCCACCTTGCCATGTTGGTTGTTGCAGCTGATGCAGCCACCACCAAGTTCACCGGGCGCTCCATGATTTCCTGGACAAAGGCCGATTGGTTATGGGCTGCCAACTCACTCTGGGCTGCAGGAATCATGCCTTTAGCAAAGGAATGGTTCTCTAAGAATGTCCTTACTAACGCGAAATAGTGTGATGGGCTGGAGAGACGATGCTGCAGTGGCAGGATCCATCGGAGGCGCAGGTGGATTCGCATGGCTGCTCTTTCGCTGGCTTGTTGGCACAGTTGTAGCCGATGCGGTCTCGGACATCAAAGTTCTCCGCTCGGAAGTAGAAGCTCTCAAGGCGAGCAACGCCAATAAGGAAGAACGCCTCGATGCCATCTTTGAAGCTCTTATGGAACGGCGCAGCTAGATTGCAAAGCGCCTTCCGCGGTCAAGAACCCCTACTGCCTCAACAGCGGATGGGGTTCTTCCTTGTCGGGTACTTGATGGCTGGGTTAGCCATTCTTTGTTTTGCTCCCATAGGCGTAAAGCCTTGGCAATTTGAGATCCAAAGACATCCATATCTCGCCCTTTGATGGTCAGTTCAAAAGAGGTCATTATCTGGGAAACTTCACTCAAGTAATTCTCAGAAACAATGAGTAAGTCACCCGGGTTAACCACTCGCTCATCTTCGCCGAAGCCAAAGAGCTTCAAGCGTGCCTTCGAGTGAGATGTAGTTGTTACGCGTACAGACCCTGATGGGTTCACGGTAAGTAGTCCAATCTGATGGGCTGCTCGGCGTGTCCCTACGCTGATGCTTGACTGAGAGTGATATGTGAATTACTTTACTAACAGTCTAGACACCGTGTCGAGACTTCCGATGCAGTAACGATGGAATAGTTACAGCTTCTGATAATCCGCTTCTCTACATTATGTTAACTAAAACCTAGTGCTGATGAGCGTGATTATTTAGATTATGTAACTGCCCTATCGCTTTCTGCAACATAGCAGATAAGGGCGAATATGCACATGGTTTCCACTTTGAGAATTGTCTTACTCATTCTCTGCTTCACTTCACTTGGTTCAATCCTTGCTTATGGCAAAGGCTATAACTCAGGCCTCAAAGATGGCCGCTACATCGGTTCACAATCATCTCGGATTCGCTCATGAGCGTGCACCCTGCCGCCAGCGGTATCTGGTGCTCCACCTGCAAAGAGCAATGGGGCAAACTAGATAACGGTAAGCGTTGGCATCCACGCGCAATGACACAAGCTGTGGCCACCACCGTCTCAGAAATCCGAAATCCCGGTCTCATGCGCCACTACTGCCAGAACCACATGGATGAGTTCTGCACACAGCCAGACGGCTCCTACATCACCTTAAAAGAGTATGAATCCAGAGCAAAGGAATTGATCCATGTTTAATCTTGCCGATTACCAAACCGTTGAAGAGCGCCTCTCGGACTACTGGAGCAAGTGTGAAGATGGCCGGGTAGACACAGAAGTCATCTACCACTCCCCTACTCAGTTCATCGTTAAAGCCAGTATTTATCGCACTTATTTAGATACTGTGCCATGGGCTACCGGCTTAGCAGAAGAGACGGTCAGCGCCAAAGGTGTGAACTCCACATCTGCACTCGAGAACGCAGAGACATCGGCTATCGGTCGAGCACTTGCTAACGCTGGCTTTGCACCTAAGGGCAAGCGTGCCTCAGCTGAAGAGATGAGCAAGGTCAATCGCCACGCGCCATCGACAACCCCAGCTTCTGTTATTCAACTGCACAAAGTCGAAGGCACACTCACCGCTAATCAAGAAACAGCATCCTCTTTTGCAGAATCCATCTTCACCAATGATGAGCCAGTACAAGAGCCACGCGATCATGTGATTTCACTGGCAGAAGGCATTGACCTCATTCAACAGACAATGGGTGGCACAGTGACCCAAACCTGCCAGCATGGAGAACGCAACTTTCGAGAAGGTAAGAAGAATGGCAAAGCCTGGGCGGCCTGGTTCTGCAAAGCCAATGAGAAGCATGGATTTGCTCCATGCCAACCACTCTGGTGCAAGCTCTCATCTTCTGGCCAGTGGTATGTGGAAGCAGATGCCTAATGGGATTCGTGGAGTTTAAAGGCTCTGGCGGTAGAAACATCCGCATTGCTGATGATCTCATCACTCCCCTGCGCTGGTGTGACAAGTGTGAAGAGTACAGAGGTGCTGACGGTGGCATCTCCATCGTCATTCACGCTCCAGCATCAGCGCAGGATGTGGAACCTGAAGAAGTGATGTGGGTATGCAGTCACTGCCGATGATTCGTGTGCGCCTGTGCTATGAAGAAGAGGTCGAGGCTCACCGTATTGGCTTCATGCGAGCCACAGAACTGGCTTCCACTGCCAACCACACCAGCCGCTATGACAAAGGGCTGAACTATCACGAATTCATTGGCCAACT